CTATTAATTTAACTATTGCTTCTAATACATCTGTTTATGACATCTTTGCTAACAAAGGTGGTACATACAGCGCAGGTAACACTGACGTTATTGTTACAGTCAACGCAGGTGTAACTGTATCTGCTGGAGCTACTGACTACGCCATGAGGACAGATAGTGGGGGTCAATGGACTGCTGGCGATACCATTAAGCTAATTAACAATGGTACTATTGCAGGTTATGGTGGTAGAGGTGGTAATGGTGGTACTACTGGTTCAAGAGTTGGCTCTAATGGCGCAGTAGGTAAACATGCTTTTAGAGCTAATACTAATTGTACTATTGATAACAATGGCACACTAGCTGGTGGTGGCGGCGGTGCTGGAGGTGGTGGCTTCTCTATTCAAACAGGTAGAGCTAATGAGAAGGCATCATTTACTACTGTCTCTGCTAATGGTGGTGGAGGTGGTGGAGGTGCTGGTCAAAACGCTGGTGCTATTGGATCTTATGGTACTGGAGGTTCTGCTGCAACTGCTACAGCAGGTGGCACAGGTAAAACTGGTATAACTACTTCTAATAGTGGTACTGGTTATGCTCGTGGTGGTAATGGAGGTAATGGTGGTGCAAGAGGTACTGTTGGTGCTAATGGCTCTACTGCTACTGGATTTGCTGGAGGTTATGGTGGTAGTGTTATTAACTACGCAGGTGGTACAGGCGGAGCAGCAGGTTTTGCAGTAGCCGGTAGCGGAACAGTTACTTGGGAAAGTACAGGCACACGATATGGGAGCTTTTAAGAGTGATATTATTTAGAGTATTTATAGAAAACAAAGCAGTAATCAACAGAGCTTACTGGGCAGAAAGTCCAACAGAACAAGCCTTAACTGATAGGCTGTCTGAAATTACTGATGTATTTCCTAATGAGGCTTTTCCATATCCACCAGCAATCTTAGGTAAAGATTTATATAATAACGTATCTACGTTGCATCAATGCTCACCAGATAATAACAGCGCAGTTGCAACTAAAGTACAAGGTAACTTGTTACTAGACAAAGACTTTATTCGTTATATCTATGACTTAGATACTAACACTAAGACTTACGAGATATTCTATAAAGATGATGCAGCATATTCTATGCAGCCTTTAGGTGCTGGTCTTACTGTTTATCGTATCTCTGATATGTTTGATGCAGATATGAATACTATAGGTAAGCAATCTGTATATGTTCAAGGTAGTAACGAAGATGTATTTGCTTGGGCTAATAGTCTTAATCCTAATATAGCTATGCCTATCTCTGTAGATAAAGAGTTACACCCAGATGATAGCTACAAGTTTGAGTTTAACACTAATAGAGAATTAGTATCAGTACAGTTGTTTGCACACCTTACTAGAACAATGGTATGGAACGCAGAAGGTACAGAAACTTATGTTGAGTATACTGCTGATTATGCTGATGAGCTAACTAACTTAGCTGATACAGAGATTGTTATACCACGTTACAATGAGAATGGTTTTCGTATAGCAAGTGACCCAAATAGATAATGAAGGATTGGGGCATAGGTTCTACTCATGTAATTACTAGGTTAGGTAATAACATGATTAAAAGATGGGGTATATGGACACCATACTTCACTATACTACTTAGTAAGATATACCCAATAGAACAGATATACCATAACCACGAAGGTAACTTTGTATCTTTCTTACTGAAGGGTAGTTACTGGGAAGATGTAGAAGTAGCAGGACTTGTTACTACTAGGCACTCTAAGTTTATTAATGTAGTAAGGAGTGACGAGTACCATAGAGTACATTGTGATGAGCCTGTTTGGACATTACTCTTTATGGGTAGGAAGCAACAAGATGTTACAGCTAAATGGCGAGACAAGGTTTATCCTTACACTAGACTGACAAAGAGATATAAGTAATGGCAGCAAAGAAAGATCCAAGACTAGCAAGGGCTGGTGTATCAGGTTACAACAAACCTAAGCGTACACCTAACCACCCTAAGAAGTCACACGTAGTGGTGGCTAAAGAGGGGGATAAGATTAAGACTATCCGTTACGGAGAGCAAGGGGCTAAAACAGCAGGTAAACCTAAAGCTGGCGAAGGTGCACGTATGAAAGCTAAACGTAAATCATTTAAAGCACGCCATGGTAAGAACATAGCTAAAGGTAAGATGTCTGCAGCTTACTGGGCTAACAAATCCAAGTGGTAGCTCTTTACATTCTATCAAATATATGGTATTATAATACATGACATATCTTAATATAGTAAACAATGTTCTAAAACGATTACGAGAACGTACTGTATCTACAGTAAATGAATCAACTTACTCTGCACTTATTGCAACCTTAATTAATGACGCTAAGGAATCAGTAGAAACTGCTTGGAGTTGGTCAGCATTACGTAACACTTTAACAGTGACTACATCGTCAACTGTGTTTAACTATGAGTTAAATGGTACGCTTAATAGGCTTACTATACTTGATGTTATTAACGACACTGATGATGTATTTATGAAGCACAAAAGTTCACATCACTTTAATGAATTATTCTTAAACAGTACACCACAAAGAGGTGCACCATACTACTATAACTTTAATGGTATTAGTGCAGATGGTGACACGTTAGTAGATGTGTATCCAATACCTGATGGTGTATACGAGCTAAGGTTTAATGTAGTCCAACGTACAGATGATTTAACTGAAGACACAGACACTATTCTTATACCTACTAAACCTATAGAGTTATTAACATACGCTATGGCTGTAGAAGAACGTGGTGAAGATGGGGGTGTTAACCCAGTATCTGCTTATGCTAGAGCTACTACTTCACTAAATGACTTTATTAGTTTAGACGCTGCTAAATACCCAGAGGAGACAATCTGGTATGAAAGCTAAGACTATACTGATTGATAACTTACCTACAACTAATGATGTTCTATATACAGTACCACCTAATACTAGAGCAAAGTGGGTACTAGCATTTGTATCAAATGGTACAGGTTCTACAATTAGTAACGTACATATAAAGATTGAGAATGGTTCTACCATTACAGTTATAGGTTCTAAGTCTTTAAGCTCAGGTGAATATATACAATTAGAAACTGATGGTGGTTATGTAATGCTAGAATCTGGTTATGAGATTACAGGTGATGCAGGTTCTACAGGCGTATCATGTATACTAACCTTTGAAGAAACACCATTCCTAGTGAGTACAGCATAATGGCAAAACCTTTAGTAACAGCATCACTAGTAGCTCCTGCTTTCTTAGGTTTGAATACACAGGAAAGCTCTGTAGCTAATGACCCAAGATTTGCACTGGAGGCTAACAACTGCGTCATAGATGAGTTTGGTAGACTAGGTGCTCGTAAAGGTTGGATATATCGTACTACTAGTGGTGGTACCGGTCTTAACCTTTTAGGTATGCACCCATTTATAGATGTTACTGATGCTAAGAATATAATCTCGTGGAACGCTACAGGTTTCTATAAAGGTTTTACTACGCTTAGTGCCTTAACTGTAACTACCACTGACACATTAAGTGATGGTAATTGGGAAGCAGTAACTTTAAATGATAGAGCTTACTTCTTTCAAGGCGGTTACAAGCCACTATACTACACTAACGAATCTACGGCAGATGAGTTTGAGGCAATAGAAAACAATGCTGACTATAACGGTACAGCACCACTAGCTAGCATAGTTATGTCTGCGTTTGGTAGGTTATGGGCTGCTGACACACCCACTAACAAGACTACTGTATTCTTCTCAGACCTCCTCAATGGAGCTAAGTGGGGTTCTGGTAGTGCAGGTAGTCTCAACATAGCAGGTGTTTTACCTAAAGGCTCTGATGTGATTACAGGGCTTGCTGAACACAATGGTTACCTAATTGTATTCTGTCGTAATAACATTATTATTTATGCTGACCAAGATAGCTTTCAAGGTAGCTTTGATGTAAACACACTACGACTAGTAGAAGTTATTAGTGGTGTAGGTTGTATAGCAAAAGGTAGTATACAGAATAATGGCAGTGATGTAGTATTCTTATCAGCCACTGGCTTACGTTCGTTAGGTCGTGTCATACAAGAAAAGTCACAACCACTAAATGATTTGTCTAAGAATGTACGAGATACATTCATGGACATTGTAAATAGAGAAGATGACTTTGATTTAATTAAGTCAACATACTTTCCTGAAGAAGCTTTCTATTTAATTAGCTTACCTGACGCAAAGACACAGTTTGTATTTGATACTAAAGGTACACTTGAAGATGCTTCACTTCGTGTAACAACATGGAATAACTTAGACCATACCGATTATGTTTATGACCCTAAAGCTAAAGCACTATACTTAACACAAGCAGATGGTATAGCAGAGTATATAGGTTATCAGGACAATGGTAATAGTTATCTTATGTCTTACTTTACTAATCACTTTGACTTAGAGATTCCTAATATAAATAAGATTCTAAAGAAAGCAAGTGTTACAGCTATAGGTAGTTCAGGACAAGACTTTACATTAAAGGTTGGCTATGACTATCAGACCTCTTACTTTAGTACACCGTTTACATTAAAAGAGATTAACATATCAGAGTATGGTACAGCAGAGTATGGCGACAATGCAGCTACTATAGCTGAATACAACTTAGGTGTATCACTAGATAGATTATCTTCACAAGTATCTGGCTCAGGCGACATAATACAGATTGGTATTGAATCACATATTGATGGCGCACAATTAAGTGTGCAGAAACTAGACGTTTACGCTAAACAAGGCAGGATTATATAATGAGTAACTATTCTAAAACTACAGACTTTGCAGCTAAAGATGCACTGGCTACTGGCAATGCTAATAAGATTGTCAAAGGTACAGAGATTGATGACGAGTTTGAAGCACTACAAACTGCTGTAAATAGTAAAGCAGATAAGAATAATGCTGCACTTACAGGTACACCAACTGCACCTACAGCTAGTTTTGGTACGGACAGTACACAAATATCTACCACTGCTTTCGTACAAGCTGCTATGGCTGCTGTATATCCAGTAGGTTCTATCTATAGTAATGCTGCTGTATCTACTAACCCAGCTACCTTACTAGGCTTTGGTACATGGACAGCCTATGCTGCTGGTCGTGTACTAGTAGGTTTAGATAGTGGTAACGCAGCATTTAATACACTAGAAGAAACTGGCGGTAGTGCTAACCAAGCTAACCTAGCTCACACTCATAGCTTTAGTGCTACTACAGGAGCAGGAGGGGCGCACACTCACTTTAGTCATGATGTAAATGGTAATAGTGCTACTTCATTGTCTGCAACTAATGTCCCAGCCAGAGGATACGACCCTGGTTCGCGCTCTGCCACTCAGAATACAGGTGTAGACGGAGGAAGCGCAACTATTGGTTTAACAAGTACAGCGCCTACGCATACTCACAGTGTATCTGGCACTACTGGTAGCCAAGGTACTGGTGATGGTACTAACGCTAACCTACAACCATACATTACGGTATATATGTGGAAGCGCACAGCTTAGAAGGTAAGATACCTGTATTTACTACAGATAGGTTTGAGGCATACGTAGAGTGGTATGACGGTAAGGTGTTTGGGCATGTTGATGTGCTTAAATGGGACAAGACAACAAAGAAAGAAATAGATATAGCTTTAGATAGTTTAGTAAATACTTATACAGCAATATACGCACTACATGATATAGACGATAACAAACATAGGAAATTCTTAGAGATGTACGGATTTAATTACTTTAGCACAGAACATTGCCTAGATGGTTTGTATCGTCAGGTATGGATTAAGGAGATAA